CTCCAGTAAATTACGCATGACGTCTTGTTTTTCCCGGTTTAGTGGGGTCAACAGCATTTCCATTGTGCTTTCACGCTCATTGGATTCTCTGATCATACGTATTTCACGTTCTTTGGACTCAACAACGACTCGTGCTCGTTGAGTGAGTTTGATGGCTTCTGACAATTGCCCATCTTTGTGTTGCAGCAGACTATGCAGCTTGCGAACTTCGGCATTCTCATTCAGGTGAGTAGCGCCAAATTCAGCAGCATACGCTTCAAAGATACGACGACCAAAATTGTTCTCGCGAGCAACTTTGATATCTTCTTGCAATTGTGTCAGTTCGGCCTTGAGATGACGGCTAACAGCCTGGCTCATTTTGTCGGCACTTTCTTTTACGAAACGTGCCTTGAGTGTTTCAAGCTTGCTACGTGCTTCGCGAACCAAACGTACTTTGGTTTCAACTACATCACGCTTGTCTTGAGCAAATTCTTGAATTTCACGAGCTAGAGCATGCACTATAAAGTGCTCGAGTTTTTCGAGTCCTTCATTATGCATCTTTCGGTCCTTACGCAGTTCGCCAATTTCTTCTGCAAGCTTGGTTACCATGAAGTTGTTGAACTTGGTGGCACTTTCTTTCATCTTGCTTTGGAAACGAACGCGGTCTTCAGCAAGAGTTTGCTTTTCAGCCACCACTTGTTGAAGTTCTGCTTGGAGTCCTTCTGTTACCATTCTATCCAGGGCTTCAACCATGACTGTTTTGTCGTGCTCATAGCGTTGCGCAAACTCTTCACGAAGTTCTGCGCGGGCTTGTTCACGAGCTTCACTTAACTTGGCTTCCCAAGCTTCGGTGATCTCTGTACGAGTTTCCTCGGTGATCAAGTCGCTATCTAGCAATGGTTTGATTGCATCTAACATTAGTAGATTCTCCTTAGATTTTCAGGTCCTTGATCAGACGAATTACTTCGCTTTTCAAGTACTTCTGCACTTTGTTGTCCTGACCAGCATCTTTGGCAATCTCCAGCAATCTGTGACCATATTTCATGTTCATCATACCTTCGTAGATAGCTTTGGGATAAGCATTCGGTGCGCTGGGTTGGGCAACCACATCTATAGTGACTATTTCAAAGTCACTTACATGTCCTGTTCTGTCGTCAACGTTGCCGCTGCCGCGGCTTGACACTCCGAGTTTGACTCCGGATTGTAGCAATGTCTTGATTAGATCACCCATGGGAGTGGGGAGAATTCTAAGTTTGCCGTGTCCTGCATCACCTTCCATCCACATGCCGTCAACACTGTGGCAAACCCGATCAAGGTTGATTTTTAAATCATCTGGATGGTCCACTTCGCCCAACACGGAATTACCTTCCTTGATCTGTTGGTTGATGGTAGTGACTGCACGAGTTATTTCGTGCAAGGGATATATTCGGTCGTTGGCGTTGCGTTTGTTACCTTCAATACAAATACCTTTGAGATAAAGGTTCTTACCCCCGCTGACATCAGATTCTTCAAGAACCTGAATGTTGGCTTGGTGGAAGGTAAGTTGTTCTTTTAGGTAAGTCATTTTTTAGTTGTGCTTGCCTGGCACAATCGACTTGTTGTTTACGCCGCCTTCTTGGCCTGTTTTGGGTTTGACAGCAGCGCTGGGTTTTTGTGTGCCTTGAGCAGGAGTATTACCTACTCGGCCAATAAGATCTTTAGCAGTTGGTGCAGCACGACCTTGTGCTTCAGCACCAGTTGTGCTCACAGGACGGACTGTGCTGCCAACAGGGCCTTTTGCGCCTGCATTTGCAGCCACTGTGGATTTCTTGTTGACGCCGCCTTCTTCAGCAGTCACTGGCTTTGGGGCTGCTTTGAGACTCACGTTCTCCATCATGCCGTAGTTGCCCATTTCTGGCATCATTTCTTCTGTGTCGTCCATTTCGATAGCATCGCCACCTTCATCAGGACCAAAACCATCGCCGTCGCCTATGTCGTCACCGCCCATGAGGTCTTCAAATTCAGCCATGAGTTCGTCTAGTTTGTCTTCCAAGTCCATCACGCGGTCTTCAAGATCTTCTTCGCCGCCCATGTCGTCACCGCCCATGTCGTCACCGCTCATGTCATCACCGCCCATGTCGTCAACATCTTCTTCGTTGTCGCCTTCGGCTTCCATGCTCATGTCGTCTTGTTCTTCAGCTTCAACTTCGTCGATCAACTGATCAGCAGCGTCTCCGCCCATGGCGCCTTCTTCAAGATCATCGTCTTGAGCTTCTTCAAGCTCTTCTTCAGCCATCAGGCTTTCGTATATCTCGCGGCTTTTGCCCACAACAATGTCGTGGAAAAGTGCGCGAGCTTTTTGCTCGTCATCATTGATCACGTGTTCGATCAATTGTTCAAATTGGTTCATAAGAAAACTCCTATAGGTAAAGTGTAATGTTATTTACACAGGAGTTGAAAAGTTGGTGCTTTTAGATGCAAAAACGGCGATAAATTGCCTGACAGGCAATTTTTACATTGCAGGTTGTGCAGGCGGTGCATACTGCTGACGCACCAGTTTGAGTTTTTCTTTGTACTCTACTTGGCGAATGTCATTCATCTTTCGCAGTTTGTTGAGTTGCCGCAAGGTCAAGTGAGTTTTTCGCAGATCACCCAGTTGCGGCTGACTGTTGTCTTGCTTCAGGTCCTGATATGCTTCGGGCTCTTTGTTGAAAAATTCTTGCAGTATCATACAGTTATTTATGCAGCCGGGGCAGCAGCGCCGCCTGGCGTGCCACCCGGGGCAGGGGCCTGTCCAGGGGCTGCAACAGGTGCAGTCATGTCAAGTCCGCCTGCTGGCGCCATTGCTGCAATTTCTTCACCTGTGCCAACGTCAGATTCCAAGTTGCCTGGCGTGATGCCCACACTGCGTAGATCCGCACCTTGTGCTGGTTGCATGTCAGGATTGTCACGTTCTTCACGCCAGAGTTTTTCATTTGTTTGTATTTCTTCTTCAGTCAAGCCCAAGAAGCGTTCCAGCAAGAATCTCTTGCTCATGTATGGCAGTGGCTCTAGTCCTTGAAATGCTTGAATTCTAGTGTTGTCTAGTTCGCTCTGACGATAGCTGGCAAAGTTCTGTGGCGGGTTAAAACGCAGGCTAAACAGTCCTGAATCAATGTTGAATCCGCGCCACTTCAAGAACATTTTGAATTCGTCGTCTAGCTTTTGTGCTATGAGTGCTTGCAATCGCTCGCAGTATTGATTGAAACGATACTCTTGAATCAGGGCTGTGCCCACTTTGCCGTCGCTGGTCACACGGTCTGAGTCGTCGGGTCCTGTGGGCAGATAGCTGGACGGCACACGCAGACCGCGGGCCATTTTGTTGTTGAAATATTTCAAGTCGTCAATTTCGCCCAGATTTTGTCCACCTGGCAGTGTTTCTACGCTGCTTCCGCGGCCGTCTTGCCCCTGAGGAAAAAAGTAATCTTCGTTGATGCTGAGTGGATTGTAACTGCTGTCCATCATGTTGTTTCCGCCACCCGATGTGGTAGGAATACGCCGCTGATGCATTTCGTTTTTGACACGCTCCACAAATGCCATGGCCAAGTGGCTGGGCATGTTGCCCACGTCAATCTTGAAAATTCTACGTTCAGGAGCACGTTGCACACGATAAATCAACACAGCATCTTCCAGCAGTTGTTTCTGCTTGTATACCATGAAAATTTGTTCTAACACACTGCGTCCAAATGGCCAGAACACATCCAGGCCTTCGTTGAGACTCATGTGCACCACATGCTTGGCATCCAAGCACACTTCGTTTTGTGCCTGTGTAAATCTGCTGTTGCCCACACCTCCGCCTGAGCCACCATTGGGCATGGTGTAGTTGGTGGCACCTGAAATAGTGCCTGTGACAGGGTTGGTCATGTAGTCCGTGGTGGTTTTGGCTGCCACGGTCATGTTTTGAAAGTTGGGATTGATGTCGCGAATCACATACTGTTCAGGTCTCTTGCCTTCTGATTCGTTCACAATCACTCGGGCCACTTTGCTCATGTCCACCCACATCATTTCAAATGTTTGGGGATCACGCACAAAGATCTGATCGCCGTACTTGATGGTGTTACGGAACAGTTTGAACGCACGTTGATCCAGTTTGTTCAGCTTGACCCACTGCTGCAATTGCTTTTTGATAATGCTGATCTCGTGATCAGTGGGTGTGTCACTGTAGTTTACGTCAAATGGTGTGCCATTTGACTGGTTCAACTGTGTTGAAAACTCTGCAATAATGTCCAAACATGCATTGATTTCTGAATCCATGTCCATGTTTTCGTACTGATTGTAGCGTTCAATGCGATTGGGGTGGCCTGAATACACTTCTGGCAAGCGGCTGGCATAGTTGCGGAACACAAAGTCTGCCTGGGCCACACTGTTAGTACCATCATTTTTGGGGTAGCCATCTAGTCCGTACTGATTTTTGCCTGATATAGGGCTCAGTTGTCCTGAGGTATCAGCTACCTTGAAATACTTTTTCCAACCTTGAGAATTTTTATCTGCCATAGTGTGTTATTTACCGTTAGCTGGCTGCTGCACGTAGTAACTTTTCCTGAATACTGTTGCTGTCTTTTTGTGCTCGAACCATTTCGTCCATCATGTTTACCAGGTCACGATTGTTCATTTGATTGATCATGCTTTCCATAGATGATCTAAATTGGTTCATCATGTCAGACATATCTTTAGATTTGGCACCTCCAAAATCTCCACCTTCGATGCGCACTGGAATTGTTTTGCCATCAGGCAAGGGAACCACAGCTTCTGGACCGTGCAATTCTGCCATATATCCCGAAGTTGGGCCTGATGCAATGCCACCATCTCCAAAAGAAAAATGCACAGGGTCGCCAGGAACTTTTTGTCTAAGTCCTTGACTGTTCATTGCTGCCACAGCAGCTGAATCAGTGTAATTTTGTATATCAACTGCAAGTCCGTGTTCATGCGGACTACGACCAGGTTTGGCCACAGGCATTCCTGATGGACCTTGGCCTGGTGTGCCTAGTGCTACGCTTTGATCCCATAGTCTTTGTTGGTCAGCAGGATCTCTCTTGGCACTGTTGATCTGCATCTTGTTGCCTGTGGCAGCATGATATTGTTCTGCTGCAAGAATTACTGATTTTTTGAGTCTGTCATTCAACCCTTCAAATGCCTCTGGGCTGCCTGATTTTGCAGTAAATTTCAATACATCTGCAGCTTCTGCAGTAGGTCCACCACCCCTGGCACCTTCAACTTCGGTGGGCGCACTAGGGCCACTAGGTATAGCTGAAGATGCAGGAGCGCCGCTGCTGCCCCCTGCTGGCGCAGACGCATTACCAAACATCTGCGTTTTCTTAAATGATTTTACTGCGGCCTTGGCTGCTTCTGGGCCCATGATCTTGGAATACATTTCTTCCAGATCAGACAGCATTTTGTTTTGTTCTTCCAGCAGCTCAATTTCATCTTCTATTAGCCCTGTTTTGAGATCTGTCAGTCTTAGGTTAATTCTGCTGAATTCTCTTGTGCGGCGGAGATCCTGATCTATTATCTTGGCCAAAGATTCTGTGTCCTTGGTCATCTGTTTATTGAGCTCTTGCATTTTGATGTTGCTGGTGTTTTCACCTTCCCCTGTGGTCATGCCTCCTTTGAGCATGTCTGCAGGAATTACCAATTCAGTTCCGTGCAACATGGCCATGTAACCAGACTTGGGACCTGTAAGTAAGCCACCTTCAGCAGCTTTTGGAATGTTTGCTTCGTCGGCTTTTTTACCTAACACTTTGCCAGTAAAATACCCCATGGCGGCACCTGTAAGACCGCCTAACACAGCGCCAATTGCAGTTCCAATTCCCGGTGCAATTGCTGTTCCAAATGCACCGCCAAAAACAGCACCTGCTTTTGCACCTGCTGCACCTACTGCTACGCCCCCGACTAATTCTGAGGTGCCGGGTTCGCGGGGTTTGCCGCCAGGTGTCAATTCATTCAGTAGGTTGGCTGCTTTTTCAGTGGCCTTGGCCAATACCGTCATTGCTTTGGTAGCAGGAACTGTACCTTTAAAAATAAATTCGTTGGTGGCGTTGTTGGCAGCAACTTGTGCCAGGGTTAGATCTGTGGTGGCCTGTGTGAGAGCGTCAGCAGCTTTGCCACCTTCAACACCTTGTTTTTTGCGATCTTCTTCAATTTTTTTCAGTTGCTTTTCAACATCCTGTTGTGCCATGCCTTTGAGTTTTAGGTCATCTGCAAAGTTTCCAAATGTTTGACCATATGTTCCCATTAGGGCCAATGGTCGCATGGCATCTGCTGTTGCCCCATGTGCTTGTGCAAGTCGTTGTGCAGCTTGTGCAGCAGTTAATTGATTTGCCTGCAACATCTGAGACACTCGCATGCTGTCGCCTTGGGTTCCCAGATAACTTTGTTGTGCAGCTTCTGTGGTCAACATGCCTGTTGAAACATCAGCAAAACCTTGTGCAGCAGTCTTATTTTGGCTGCGCAACACTAGATAGGTATCTTCCAGGGCCTTGGCTTCGGCATCTTGCTTGTTGGCTCGCAGTCCTGCCAGGGTAGCAGCAAAGCGTTCTTGTGATCGTATTTCTTCTCGGGCATCTTCTTGCTCTTTGCGTGTCATGCCTGTGAGTTTGGTCAGTGCATCTTGTTCCAGCAAGTAACGTCGAGCACCTGCAGCAAGTTCTTCTGTGGTTTTGTTTTGTGTTTGTCCTACTCTGGACTGCAGTCTCAAATAGCCCATGGTAGCTTCGCGCTGTTCTTCTAGGCTCATGCCAGCATTGAGCAACCCTGCTCTGAAAGGCTCCATTTCTTTGCCTAGGTCAGAAAAACGTTTTCTACCTTCTGATACTGATCCTGAAAACAGTGCTAGATCTTTGGAGTTTGCTCCAATCAACTGAACGTAACCGTCCAGTTCACCCATGCTCATGCCTAGTTTTTTAGCATCCTTGAACAGACCAGACATGCCGTCGCTGGCTGCTGCGCCTGACTTGGCTAGACCTTGATAGCCTTTGTTCAATTGGTCCGACATTGTGTTGGCTGCTTTGGTATAAGCAGCAAACCCACCAATGGCTGCTGTCACAGCCACAGTCAACACTTTGATTATTGCTCCGCCGGGTACCATTGCCAACAGTGCAACGGCTGCGTGTTTGGCAGAGTCAGCCATGCCGTCCACAGCACTGTTCATTGCAGCAGCGCCTTTTTGTCCTTGATTCATGGCACTGGCAGCCGTCATGGTTGCCTTGGCTAAACTGCCTGCTGATTCACCAAATTTAGTTAATGCTTGTGTGGCGTTCCTGATACCAGTTTTTTCTTGTACTCGCGCATCAAACAATTGATCTTGTGTTTGTTTGGTTATTTGACCGTATTCTTGCATCTGCCGATTGGCTTCCGCCATCAACGTTGCTAATCTTTCAGTTTCTTGATTTATGTCGGCCATGTGTTTTTACCCATAAGTAGAAGTATATTTATAGGTGATTTATGACTCAATCTGCTAACCCACTAAAACAATTTTTTAGACAGCCTGCAATCTACTTGCGGCTGCCTTCTGGAGGAGATTTTTGGCCCCTGGGTTCTCTTGACATGCCTGACAATCGAGAACTGCCAGTTTATCCCATGACTGCCATTGACGAAATTACCTACAGAACACCTGATGCACTGTATAACGGGCAAGCTGTGATCAACGTGATTCAAAGCTGTGTTCCCAACATTGTGAATGCCTGGGACACTCCGGGTATAGATCTAAATGCCATCTTGATAGCAATTCGTATTGCCAGCTACGGTCACAATATGGATTTAACTACCAAATGTCCTGCTTGTGAACACGAAGGTGACTACTCAGTTGATCTGCGTACAATTCTAGATACTCTTAAATCTGGCAATTTTCAGCAAGGCATCACGCACGGAGATTTAGAAATACAATTTCATCCCATGGACTATCGCCGGCAAAACGAAACCAATCATCTACAGTTTGAACAGCAAAAAAACATTCAGATGATTCAAGTGAGTGAGCTCACTGACGATGAAAAAATTACAGAACTAAACAAAAGTCTGCAGAGAATCACTGAACTCACAATTGATGCTCTCAAGTGGAGCATTGCATCTATTCGCACACCACAGGCCCTGGTCACTGAACCTGAGTTTATTCACGAGTTTTTGTCCAACTGTGATCGAAAAATGTTTGGCCAAATCAAAGAGCATATTATTCAGTTGCGAGATGCAAGTGAAATCAAGCCGTTGACAATTGAATGTTCAGAATGTCATACCAAATATCAGCAAATGATTTCTCTTGATCAAGCAAGTTTTTTCGTGGACGCCTCCTAAAGTTATCTGCTGACGAAATCTCTGCCATGGTAGACAAGATGGACGAGGAGGCTGATTCAATTCGCAAGCAGAGTTTAAAAATGTCTTGGTACATGCGCGGCGGCGCAACCTACGATGACGTAATGCAGATGAGTCACAATGAACGCCGAATGATCAGTGACCTGATCAAAGACAACCTTGAAACAACCAAGAATAGCAAATTACCTTTCTTCTAACTATGAATTTAGAACAAGTCAAACAAGACATACTGAACTGGTCTGAAAACTTTTTAGAGCAGCCGCATCCGGCGCTGGGCAACTGGTCACCATGCCCATATGCTCGCCGTGCTAGACTCAACAATCAAGTGGATATTCGCATTGGTACAGATCCCTGCAGTGATCTTGAGCAGTTGTGCACACAAGGCCTGGGCACAGCACAGGTGGTGATCTATGCTTATGATCCTGTGGCACAGCCACGTGAGTCATTTGCACAAGCACTGGAGCAGGCCAATCAAGATTTTTTGTTGGCTGCTGATTTAATTGTGTTGGAAGATCATCCTGCAGATCCTGAAATAGTAAACGGTGTGTGCATGAATCAAGGAACCTATGCCTTGGCCATGTGCCAAAGTCTCAGCGATCTTGATGTCAAAGCACGACTAATGGCACAAAAGGATTTCTATCATACTTGGCCAGAGTCGTATTTAAAAACACTGTTTCAACATCGAAAGGATCCTCGCAAATGAGCATGCTGTTTGCATACATAGATCTGACAGAGATCACGTATCAAGCCAATCTTGATTGCCAACTACTAGATCCTGTGCCCGTGGATGACATCCAGAGAGTATATCAAGCATATTGCGCTCACAAAAATTTTCACAGTGTGATGCCAATGATTCCTGGCAGATTTTTGATTCCTGGCACCGAAGTCTGGGGATATCAAGACAACAACAAACTAGTGGCCTGGAGCATGTATCGTGTATGGGATCAACACAGTGTGGTATGTGATCACCATGCCTGGGATTATCGAAATCCTAGACTGAGGATAGGCATAAAAAGTTTTGAAAACGAATGTGCAATCTACCGAGATCGTGGATTTAAACGTATATACTTTGAATCAGTTGAATCTTACATGTTCAATTTTGAAGGATTTAAAATATTAGGACCAATGGAGTAAAAAATATGGCAGACTTATACACAATATGGGCAAACAAAGAAGGTGATATTTCAGACACGGATTGGGTCACAGGAATGAAAAGTTTCTTCGATCATCTAATCTCCGAAGGCCGGATGGAGAGCTATAGAATCACCCGTTGCAAGATGGGATTCCGTAGTATTGCCGACATGCCAGAATGGATGATCATAATGGAGTTCACAGGCATGGCACAGATGGATCAGGCATTCAAACGAGTTGCGCCACTAGAAGGCGAACTTGAAGTCAAGCACAAGAGCTTTAATCAATTTGTAGATTGCTCAACGATCCAGCATGCCTTGTTTAGGGATTGGCCAGATCAGTTTTGATTATAACGGATGAAAATTTGGCTGCAACAGATAATGCAATTGTGCTGTGTTTGTAAATTTTTCTAACTGCCATGTTTTTAAATTTAATCCGTGATTATAGATCAATGCACGTTGTACAGCAGCTTCTTGTAGAATATCTAATTCAAATTTAGACAAATCGACATTACTTCCATTGATCACACTGTCAACTATAAGTTGATAATTAAAAACAAACTTTAATCTGTGTAGATGTATTTTTTTCCATTTCTGATAAACTGTCAACCAATGGTTAAATCTATCGCTACAAATTTTGATTTGCAAATAATCAAACAAATCATGTACGGTCTGATCAAACACAGTCATCATTTCAACTGCTTCAATAATATACGATGGTGTTGTTATCATTCCAATCATTGGACGAATGGACATCACATTAAATGGATCAAAATTAAGAGCTAAAAATTCTCTGAAATCCCAGATCTTATTAAGATCCCGGTGTTTCCAATCAAATTTTGAATCAGCAAAAAATTGATTGATAAAATCTTCAAGAATTTCTTTACTGCTTGTTAAGATCTTGTTTTTATCAATCCAGCTGCGAACCTCAGTGCGTTGCTCATAGCTACACTTATACAATGCATGTTCAGGAGCCAAGGTTAAAAAAACAGTTTTGGTTAACAGGCTGTTTACCAGGGTAACAGCCTGTTTGGTATCAAAATCATCAGACAATGTAGCACCTCGAAAGTGATGAAAGTACAAGGTGTTATTGGGGTGTGACGATTGCGTTAATCTATCAAGTAGTGTGCAAAAGTCAGTTAGTGTGCTACTCTGATTTGGTACAAAGCCATGAGCATTTTTGTCTGTAAGTGGATCAGAACACACTGGTAGCAAACTGTTGTTCCATGCAGAATAGTAATCAAGATCACCAGCAAGATAATGGATACTCCAGTTTAAAAACGTCCCTCCCACAACAGGATCAGTAATAATTGATATCATGATAGTAATTGTTATTTAAGATGTGCTAACGCACATCAGTTGATTTCGCTCTGCTCATCAACTATATCATCAGAAGCGAAGCAATCGAATGCTTCATCCAGATCTTATGGTCACACTTTGCCCGCACAGGGCAAAGAAACTTCATCCGAGTCGGGCAAGTCACTTAGCGTTACAGCATTGCAGAGGCGGTTGTCCTGTACCTCGAGCTGCGTCTTTATCACAACGGCGGTTTGTACTACACACGCTAACATGTGTACAAACGTGCATGATCACTCATGCGTCTTTTTGGCTTTTTATTCATCTTCAAACAGCAAAACCGCAGCATTTGGCGATCGTCGTCCGGTCAAGGATAGTTGCTGAGTGCTTGCTGCAGCGGCAAGACTTCCATCCCTGAGATCCGTGATCCAGGTCAAGAGCACACGATATTGGCCTGTGCAAGCCACCAACTGCTGATTAAATTCGATTTATGATATGGGAGCCATGTACTCTTACTTGTATATGGCCGTTGTAATAATCTAGTGATTCCAATACTTGCCTTGCAAACTGTTCGCGGGCTTCAACATAGCTGCATTCTGCCTTGCTTTTGCAATAGTAAAGTATTTGTCTGGTAAAGTTTTCGGTGCCTAATTGTTCAATGTCTCGAGAAAGTTCCGGGCAAGAACCGTAGTACTCGCGCCAGTCTGAATCGACCTTGCTGCGAACTTTCTTTTTCTTTTTGATGCCGTTTTTTTGCTTGACTGTCTTTTGAGTTGTCCGACTAAATTTTGCTAGTTTTTTGCCTATGTACTTGCGTCCAGATAGATTATTGGTGATTAAGTATACAAATCCCACACATTCTTCAGGTAATGTCTCAACTGGAGTGTTTTGATAAGACCAAGTCATGTGTGAGTTTGCAGTGCTGCCTTTGTGTTGTAGTTATCTATGTTGCCTGCAGATGGTGATTTTATTGTATTGATTACTAAAATTGTTCTTCAATTCTCCATTGATGTTCAAATGCTGTTTTTTCATTGGCCACTGAGCATGATTGCTTGCACACTTTGTGTGGATCAGCAGTGTGCCACGTGACTGCAACTTCGTCGATGTCTTTAATTTCTGTGTTGTAATTGCCAAGCCAGCAGCAGGGTTTTACAATACCACGTGCATCAATATACAAACTTTTGTCTACCAACGCATGGCATTTGATGGTGTTGCCCCGCACGGTGTCAAAAGGCTTCAAAGTCAAAGGAGGTGCCAAATTGTCAATAAATGGTCGCTTGCTTACTTTTGCACGAAACCAGGTAAAACCCATGTCTTTGGCTAAATTTCTACAAAAATCAACCTGGTGCTCGTTGTGTTGATACACCAACATATCCCAATGTGCTGATCCGCCTGCACTGATAAATGCTGCAACGTTATCTATTAATTTTTTCCATGCCACATTTTTTCTATACACGTGATTGGTGTCTTCGAGTCCATCTATGCTAAACACCACATAGTCCGTTGGTTGATTCAAAATTGATGCTAACTGCTGCCACCAGGATGGATTCTGTAGTGCACCATTGGTGTTCATGCCCAGTGTGATATCAGGATTGATTTTTCTAAATTCTCGATAGATATCCAGTGTAAATTTTCCAGCAGCAGGGTCTCCGTAGTTGCCGCACATGAACATCTTGTGAAGATTTTTTATTTTTTCTTGGTCAAATGCCTGGAGAATTTGTGAGACTGACAAATGATGATATAAATTTTTGTCAAAATTATTGTCAGTTTCTCTCCAACACAACGGGCAAGCTGCCTGACACACATCCGTGGGCTCTAGATGCAGTATTTTTATATCACGCAGGGTCAACATCGGTATTGTAGCTGGTAAAGCCGTTTTCTTTGACCACTCTCAAAATATTTTCCACACGCCCTGCCAGTTCATCACGGTGACTCACAAGCCACACACTCTTATGACGTTCGCGGCTCATTTGCTTGAGTATGGCCAATGAGCTTTCCATACCTGCTGTGTCTAGACCTGAATCAATCAGTTCGTCAATAAACAACAAGTTGATGGGCTGATACAAGCTTTCAAACACATCACGAAACGCCCAGCTCATGCTGAGTATCAATCGGTTGCGTTCGCCGCGGCTGAGGTTGTCAAAATCCAGTTCTCGGCCCAGTTCTTCAATCAACACAGTGAGATCGTTTTGAAATATCACAGTGTGCGGCAATCCAATACGATCCAGATAGTGCGTGAGTCTGCTGTTGAGATAACTCAAGTTCTGATCAATGATCTTTTTGCGAATAAACGAATCCTTACTAGTCAACAGCTTGAGCAAGAACTCCTGATGGTCCTGTATTCTAACCAAATGGTTGAGTTGATCATACGCAATTTGTTGCATGGCAGACTGTTGCATGTCTAAAATTTGTTCAGCATAGGGATCAGTTTCCGCATGCTTGGTGGTGATCTGTTGCAGCAGGCCAGTGACCATGGTAGAGTGCTTGACTGCCTTGGCCTCAGTGTCGTAGTGGGTGACCGGTGCTGCACCAGGATCCTCAGCGGCATTGTCTGCCAAATGTTCGGCATAGGGATCAGTTTCGGCCTGCTTGGTCTGAATCTTTTGTTGAATGTTTTCAAGTTCGCTAGAATGGCGAATAGCTTCAGCTTCGGTACGGTAGTGTGTGACTGGTCGCTCTGCTGCTACAAAAATCTGTTGGGCACGTAGTTGTGCCCACTCCGCAGTTTTGGTCAATACAGAGGACTCAGATTTGGCCAACATGGCTTGTTTCTGTGTCAGTACAGTGGCATGTTGAGCAGCATGGAACTCCTGACCACACGCATAGCACCGATGATCTTCCAGGGTGATAATCTCAGCTTTGAGTTTTTCAACTAGATCAGCATCGCGATCGATATCTTGACCCAGTCTAGTTACTTCGCGATCACGTTCTTCTAGCAATCGTGTGTTGGTCAAGTACTCAGCCAAATCAGCATGTGCTTGCAGTTCTGCTCCAATGTCTATGTGACTAAGACGATTGTAACTGGTTTGCAGTTCTGAGATGTCTTTGTTTTGTGTTTGTTGCCAGACATTTTGAAATGCCAACATCTTGACTCGAGCATCTGCTTGTTTTTTGCGCTCTGTCCAGATAGCCAAGGCTTGATGGGCATGTAGTTCAGCTTCAATATCCACTACCACTAGCTCGTCGTACTGCGCCACAAGATACGCAAGATCGCTGTCGTATTTCTTTTGCCACAGCACTTGTCTGCGTTTGAGACTTTCTACTTGTTCTTCAATGCGTCGGTTGGCCTCTTGCTCAGCCCGGATACGCATTTCTTCTTGGGTGATTGAATCTTTAGTTTCACGGTTGAGTTCGCGAATACGATCTGCACGTTCGCTCAGTTGTGTAATACCCAACAACTGCTCAATGATAGTGCGTTGATCATTGGCCTTCAAACTCAAAAACGGTTCGGTATAGGTGTTCAGGGCCAAGATGTGCTTGAACATGTCATGGCTCATGCCCAACAGTTGTTCAATAGCTTCTTGTGTTTCGCGACTGTCACCTTGCGCATCGTCTCTGGAACTCTTGTCTTCGTTGTTGACATAGAATTTCAGCACATTGGGTTTTCGTCCACGTTCAATTCTGTAGTCCTGTCCGCCTGCTGAAAATTCCAGTCCCACCAACATGCCCTTGCTGTTGGTCTTGTTCACAAGGTTATCCTTGCGAATGTTTGAAAGAGCATTGCCGTACAAGGCATAACTCAAGGCATTGATAATAGTGGTTTTGCCTGTGCCGTTTCGACTGCCGTCTCCTCCAAGATCCAAATTCTCGCCCAGCACTAGTGTAAGATCTTTACGATCAAAATCAATGCCTTGGGTGGCATTGCCCACACTCATAAAATTGCGTACTGATAATTTTTTAATTTGAATCATTATGATTGTATTCTAACACATGTAAAATAAAAGATACACGACTTTTGGCTGGTTGTGTAATCAGTTCTATAGAATGATAACAATTTTCAACAATTAGTAACTGTCCGGGAAATATAGGAATAATTTGATCTGTTTCTACTACAGGACCATCTTCTTTTATTTCTACATTGTGAAGCGTTAGTCCGCCGCCCCATTCTGCAGCCCAGACGGTGTTTAGATTGCAAAGTATTGTTATGGATTTTTTAAACTTAACAGGGTCGCCACCTTTGCTCCAAGGATCAAGATCTCGGTGTATTGGCGTTCCACCTTGTGATGTGCTGGTAATTTTGACATCTGCCCAGTGTAAGTAATGTTTGGGTAAATGTTGAGATATCTTGTGATACAACACTTCCCAGTCTGCCGGCGAAGTGTCAAGCCATCCAGTATTTTGCCAATGGCCGTCCCATTGATACTGATTGTATAAATCCTGCGACACATAGTTGATCTTGTCAAACAATTCTGAATTACCCAGTTTCCATCGGTTATTTTTTAGCAATTGTTGATAATGAAATATTTCGTTACTGGTTAAAAAATGATCGTTGCGATATAAAATAACTGGAGTACTTGCAATAAACTTGTCAGTGGAATAGATCATAATATTTTTCTAATCTCTCTGGTGTCTTGAAACCAGTCAGCAAAGTCATTTGCTGGAACCTCCACTTGGTAGTTGGTCCAGATATAGTAATTTACAACCGCTTGCGACCACAAATCAGTTATGTGAGTCAACGAAATATCTAAAGTTGATTCAATAGCTGCAATCACATTCTTTGCATAATTGATTGGCTGTATGTATTGTTGATTTACCTGGTACCAAGATGAGTGCAAACTTTCAAAATTATTAATTTTGCAAATGTACTGTTCAATGTGTTGATTTAACAATTTGTAATCAATGATACTGCTAACTGGCAAACAAGTGTGCACTGGTGTATCACGCCAGGCATGTCTTAGCGAGTTGTCGCGTAAAAATAAAAAATATTTTTCTCTAACGGCCCAGTCAGCATTAGTTTCCCATGCATCAATATCAACTGGCAGTTCTTTTTGTATACTGCTACGCATGGCTTTGTCAAACATGGTTTTGGCTACAACTGGCCAGGTATCATCGTTGTAGCAAATTTTAATAACTTTGGATCCAGGAAAAAATTTTAGAAATTTTGTGCTTTCGTCGTTGATACCGTTGTCTATCAACACACTATAATTTTTTGAAGTTTCAAAATTAAAATCGTACGTATCTGGATTGCTTTGATATTTAGGAGCAACTAATTCTAGTGCGTGACTATTTCCGTTTTCGCTAAATTTTATTGTGTTGGCATTTGGTCTTACAAAATTATCTCCATGCATGGTCAGCACGCCATTTAAAAAATGGCCAAACCCTCCAGATGGATACCACACACAATAGATCATAAGTTCTGATAGATTTGCAACAGCAGCTTGGAGTCGTAAAACTCTGACTCAATGTTGGTGATCTGGTCTGTGACAATCTGATCCACAGATTCAAATTTGACTTCTCCGGGTGCAGCATCCTCGCCGACGTCACTGCGTTTGGTGGGAATCAGGCTCATTTCTCGCAGATTGTACTGCTTGATAAATGTTTCTTTGATAAAGTTGGCTTCTTCGTAAGAAATGTCAATGTCCAGTTCCACTTTCACATGCATTTTGGGACGCAACAACACAGCAGCATTGTCAATCAAGTTGCCTAGGCTGTACACACGATAGGTGGGCTGATCGGGCCAGGCATGGTATTCAGGTTCCTGGCCCCACTCTAGGATCATCATGCCACGTTCGTCGTCGCCGACGTCGGCATAGTTGTGCGGGAAACAGTTGCCAATATAGGTGATGTTCTTTTTGGTCTGTCGCTTGTGAAAGTGTCCAGTAAACACATGATCAAAGCCCGACAGGTCTTCACGTCGGATATCACCATGATCGGGCATGGCCACCATGGCATTCATGAGGTATCCTGGCAGCTCAAAATGCCCAAACAAGTACTTGCCAGTCATAGCAGGCAAGCGTTTGTGATCGTCGCCGCACAGCCAAGGAGCAATGGTCACATTGTCTTTGGCAAACCAATCATTACAGATTGTGATACGAGGCAAGTGCTTGGCAAACTCCACACTTTGAATGTCACGCTTGTCGCGATAGTACAGGTCGTGATTTCCGGGAATAAAATACACATGTTCAAAATTGTTGTTCATGTGCTCCAGGGCCTGCAGGCTGTAGTTCAAGGTCACAATGTTGATGCTGGCACGATGGTTGTGCCAATCTCCTAGGAACAAACAAGTTTCACAACCTTCGGCCCGGGCCTTCTCAGTGGCCCATTTTACAAAAGTCAAACAGTCTTCGTTGTGTAGTGTGCTGTTGGACTTGAGTCCAAAGTGGATGTCAGTGAAGACCGCGGCCTTTTTAAAAAGATTACTCATCTAGTGAGTTTACTACATCGTCTAGGCTGCTCACAACCGGTCCGGACAAGGCCGCCATGCTTTTTGACCCAGAGTTTTGCCGAGTCCATGAAGGATTCAGGCCATTGATCTCCAGGATGTCATCACGAATGTTTTGATTCTTCTTTTCAATGTTGAGGATTCGAGTAAAGCTGTTGGTGATAGCAGCGGTGTAGTAGGCAAATGGATTCTGCGATTTTGATTCGTCAAACTGCAGTCCAATTTGGCTGAGTTGCAGCAAGGCCTGGCCGCGCATTTCTTCGTTGTAGGTATAACCACGCCAGTTTGAGCGAGTGGCATAGCGTTCACACAACTTCATGAACATGGTGGCCAGTTTGCGAGTCATACTGCCATGATCTCTGCAGAATTCGCCTGTGGCCAAATCGCCCCGCCAGTGACTGCGGCCCACAATGTAGGGTGTCTTGGCGTCGTCTATGCGATAGTGTTCAAATGGTGGAAAGTTCAGTCTCACATGATTCATGTCCAACACAGGCTCGTCGATCAGGCCCGCTAGTGGATCATCTTCTTGTGCATCATCTAGATCCAATATTTCTTCCAGTTTGCGTTTTTTGGCTTCGGCCTTGGTGATCTTTTTGGGTGCCTTGGGAATATGGTCCCAGGCTGTGATTCGGAACACAAGATCTGTGTTGGGAATTTTCTTTTGATCAATCACGTTGCCAGTTTCGCGTTTGATACGGTCAGCACGAGTTTTACGTGCTTCCACAATAGTGCGCTGATTGATCTTGTCAACTGTGGGCAAAATAAGATCGTATTGATGATCCAGGTCTCGGTCTCTAAACCAGCAGTAGGTGTTTTTGCTGGCATGTATTTCTTTGAGGATATCTCTGTTGTTGAGATAGTTAACGCGGGGAGCCGCTTTGGGTAGTAAAGACATAGTTGTCGGAATCTCCTAATGTGTACTTATTGTAGCACTTTTACAACAGTTGTCAACCTTTCTATAAACTATGTGGTTTATTTTTTGGGTAAATAAGGTATAGGAAAATAATCATGGCACAGCCGTACGATCCAAAAAAAGCAGAAACGTTTAATAAACTTCGTCAGCAAGGACTAAGTGAAGATGCCGCGTTTGCTCAATCCGGAATCTCAGAATCTGAGACTGGTAACTATGCCCTTGGCAGCAATGGCCAACTGGGGGCTACCATTGCTGGTGCTGGCAAAATTCCAGGTGTTGATTATGATAAAGTAACGGCTGCCGATGTGACAGAAAGCAACAGGTTCGACAGAGGTTTAGAATCACCATCAAACTTTGAGCAAGTTGACTACGCCGAAGATGCCAAGTCTCCGCCGAGCAAAGTTACTCCAATCAACTATACCAACACCAGCACAGAAACAGTGAGTGGCGGCGGATCTACCAGTGTGGTGTCTGGGCCCAGAATTCCTACGGCAACTAGTCAATCACTACAACCAGCAATTGATGCAAAACAAGCTGAAATTGATCAGTTCCAAAAAAACAATCCCAGCGACTTTGCTAGAAAAAAACAAGGTTTACCACCGCTTAGTCCCGAAGAGAGTGAGCAACGTCAAGCAACAATAAACAAACTGTCAGCTGAAAGAGGTGAATTAAAAAATCAGCAATTTGATGCTGAGTCAACTACACCGCCAACAGTAACCACAGTACCCAACACCGCAACAACCACACAAACAGTTACCACAGGGACCAGCAGTACCAATCAGGCAGTAGATCCTGAAACTGATCAAAAGTTATCACAGGAGAACGAAACTCAACTGGATACTACTGCTTCGCCGGCCAATGCCGCCACGGCTCGATCTGCTGAACCAGTTTCTCCTGAGGATGATCCATTTGAAGCGGAACGACTTGCAGCGGAACAAGCACTCAACGATGAACCAGTAGAAAGTTTGTCGCCCGAAGATGTCAACCCCGAGGATGATCCATTTGAAGCTGAGAGATTAGAAAGAGAACAAGAACTCAATCGTCAAGAGTTAGCAGTAGAGGCCAACGAACCTGAACCAGTTTCTCCTGAGGATGATCCATTTGAAGCTGAAAGATTAGAAAGAGAACAACAACTCAATGATGAACCAGTGGAGTTTGAACCTGCAGATGTTGATCCCGAAGATGATCCATTTGAAGCTGAAAGATTAGAAAGAGAACAAGAACTCAATCGTCAAGAATTAGCCGAGACAGCAACTGAAGCTGAACCAGTGGATGCCTCACAAGATCCTGGTTTGTCTGATCAAGAAATACTTGCTCGACAAAATCCCGGCGGCTTGTCTGACGAAGAAATACTTGCTCGACAACAAGCCGCAGAACAAAAAAGTGCTATCAATCAGGCCACACGCAGCAGTGTGTACAAAAAAGAAGGCAGTGCAGATTGGCGACTACGACTGCAATTGGCTCCCTCGTCCAACTATCTGTACAATGCCAGTCCTCCGGGTATACTAGGTCCACTAGCACCAACCAATGGCGTGATATTCCCCTACACACCTCAGCTCAACACTTCATACCGAGCCAACTATGAGCAGTACGATCTTGTGCACTCAAACTATCGCGGTGTGTATTACAAAAACAGTCGAGTGGACGATCTAAGTATTCGTGGTGTGTTTACTGCACAAGATACTCGCGAAGCTGATTACTTGCTGGCAGTGATTCACTTTTTTCGCAGCGTGACCAAGATGTTCTACGGCAAAGACGAACAACGAGGATCGCCTCCGCCTCTGGTATATCTCAGCGGATATGGAATGAATCAATTTTATGGACATCCGTGTGTGGTTACCTCATTTCAATACAACCTGCCTGACAACGTGGACTATATACGTGCCACCAGTGTCAACAACTACGGAACAGATCTACTGAGTCGTCGTACT